CCTAATTCTACACGCATAACCGCTTCTGCCATATCAATCTCTAGTGCTTGAGCTGCGTTTAGCGCCTCAATTTCTAATTGTATAATATTAATTTCACTAGCAGCCTCTTTAACAGCGTCTCTTTCTGCGTACAACTTGTTTTTAAGTGGGTGGTATAAAGATAATAACTTTTGTAAAACAGTTTTATTTTTAGGAACGTGTAAAACACCATCTCTAAAAATAATATGATCTAACCTGTGTTCTCCTTTCATTTCGTCAACAAATGGAGTTTGTTGGTTTCTAGTGTATTTTAATTCACGTTCATACCCTTTTTCATTATCAAAGTAGTAAATATCTGCTGCTTTTATAATGTGAGTTAATGGTGATTTATTATTTAATAAATAATAATGCCTATCTTTAATTACCCAATCTTTTTCTATTTTAGGTTGAGCTTTTTCTAATTTTGGTTTTGCAAGTTCTTGAGATTGTTCTATTATTTCGTTAGAACGATCCGTAAACTTAATTCTTTCGTTTTCCATAATATAATATAATATAAGTTAATAAAATAAAAGGCCGAGGCCGAAGCCCCGGTCTTTTAAAGTTGATTAGTTTAACATCATGAAGTTGTTAGCACCTTGTACTACTAAACATCTTTCAGATAAATAGTGAACCATCATCTTGTCAATATCAGTTGTTTGAGCACCAACAGAACCAGTAATCCAAGTTTTGAATTTTCTGTCTTCCATTTGTGAAGCTCTGTAACGAATATGTAAGAATGGTCGTTTTAAGTTTTTACCTAAAATTTCATCGTAAACTGAAGATACACCAGCTGGTATAATAACCCCTCTTACTGCGTTAACAGTATCTTGTAAGTTAAGAGACCCTCTAGTGCCTTTGTCATTTAAGTATTTCCAATCAGATTTGTAGAAATCGTAAGATCCACGTCTGAAACCAGAGAAACCTAAGTTTAATGCCATGTCTTCAGAGTTGTTAAATACTCCGTAAGAAGTACCACCAGCTCCATAAGAATTCATAGAAGCTAACATGTCATCCATTGCTAACGAAGTAGCTCTGTTTACAAACATCATGTTTTCTTCAATAGCACCTTGCTTATCAAATTCTGCTAAGATAGCGTCAAACTCAGCTAAATCAGTGGCTGCGTTGACACCAGTAATACCAGATGATTTATTACCTCTATCTTCGATAGCTGCAAATAAACCTTCAGTTCCAGTTGGCTTGCCATCAGTAAAACCAATAGCAGCTTCAACAACTGATGTTCCACTAGCTTTAACAGACTCAATCATACTCATTTCTAAGTAATCAGTAAATCTAGCTCTAGTATCACCTTCAGCTTTTAAATACCACAAGTAACCTGTTTGACCTTCTTCACCCGTAACTTCAACCCAACCAATCGCAGAAGCATCAGATCCTGAAACCTGGTACATGTCTTTGATTATAATTGGTTTGTTGGTATAAGATTTGAAAGATGGTTCGTTAGCTGTTGTTTGACCTGCAGATCCTTTGATGAATTCAGAACCATAAACCATAATAACACCAGTGTTACCATTACCCATTCCAACAGTAGCATCTGCTAAGTCTTCAGTGTTATAAGGTACTGCTGTAATATCATTTACGTCAGCACCAACATCAATAGCGTCAATATAACATTTTGCAGTTTTTCCATTTGACGTAGATATAACTACTGTATCACCAACACGAATACCGTGTGAGCCCGATGCGTAAGCAGCACCAGTGTCAATATGATCTGTAATTGTAACTAAGTTAGAACCTGCTGTTTTAATTGTACAAGTATAAGTTAAATGTAACCTACCTTGCTCTGACCAAACTACTTGGTCTGAGGACATTGCCTCTTCTGCACCTACTTGATTTAAGAATCCAGAAACAGTTCTTTTACCATAAACCTCTGCTTCTTTTTCCATTAAATCTGGTAAGTATTGTTGGGACCAATCGTTAGTCCCACTTGTAAAATCGATATAATTTGTAGATAACGTAGCTTGTTTAGCTGCTGGCGTTACGTTCAAATTATCTCCTGGAGTAATTGCCATTTTGTAATAATTTTAAATTGTTAATTTTTGTTTTTAATTTTCCATTTAAAACTAGCAGAATCATCACCTAACACTTTAAAACTTGGACCACTAGTATTTTTAGTCTCGCCATGTGATTGTCGAGGATCCATACTAACGTTCTTAGATTTAGCAACACTATCTTTCATAGCGTCTGCTTTACCTTGTTCGTAAAAATGTTTTGCGATACTATCAGCATTCATAGCTGTGTAAAGCGATTTGTGATAACCCTCAGCGTCTTTCAATGCGCCGTTTTCATCGAGAAACCTTCCCATGAACTCGTTAACATTACCGTGAGTTTCTTTAACCTTGTTAGCGTCATTAACATTAAACCTAAATCTTTTGTCTCCAACATTGTATTCAAAACCTTTGAATTTGTCTCCAAAAAACTTATTAGTTCTATTGTTAAAGTTAGTCGCTAATGCTTCACTTTGCTTCTGCGTCTCTTCTGTAGTTTTTTTGTATCTATTAAAAAATTCAATCGCTTTTTGTTGTTCTGGCGTTAACCTTGAACCCGATTTAATCTCTTGATAGTACTTGGACTTTAGCCCGTCCAGATGGCTTTTAGCGCTGGCAACTTGCTCTTTTAGCGCTAATTTTTTTCTTTTTACATCTTTTTCGTCATCAACTTCTTCTTCATAAGAAAATTGATCTTCCATTAGGAAGTTAATTTCATCATCATCTAAATGACTTTTTGTAGCTTTGTAATATTCTCTTAACAAGGACTTGTCATCTAGTTTGCTGTAATCCTGAGTTAGTTTAACATAGTCAACTAAATCACCACCTGTGTCATTCATAAAATTAATTAACTTTTGAATATTCTCAGGCAAAGGTTGTCCAGTTTCTTTTGATTCGGCTATAGCTTGCTCTGCTTTATCTGCTATTTTTTCAACCTCGTCTTTTACTTGCTCCTCAGTTATTTCTTCTACAACTGGCGCTTCTTGTGTTTCTGCTTCCGGCTGTACTTTTTCTTGTTCTTGTGGGGCGTCGGCATTTTCAGGCTCTGCAACCACTCCGCTGTCGTCAGCGTTATCTTCTTTAGTTTCATTTCCCTCTGGTTTTGGTGGTTTACTTAAATCTACTTTATAAACGTCACTTTCAACCTCTTGTGATTTAAATTTTCCTAAATCAACTTTTGTAACGTTTTCTTTTGGTTTTTCTTCAGTTTTAGGTGTTTCTTTGACTACATTTTCATCACCTGGATCTTGTTGATTACTTTCTACAATCTCCTCTACTATTTGTTCATTTTTTTCTTCCATAATATAATATAATAATAATTAATAATTTTACAAACTAAAACCCGTGCCTAGTATATCATTACTTGATTGCTCAAAGTTTTTAGGTGGTTTGTTGTTTAGTTTTTGGTCAATCATTTCGCTTTGATGCGTAGACTGTATTTTTAGTCTATCGTCTTTACGACCTTCTTTCATTGCTTCTTTAGATTTAGCGCCATCAGTCTCCAATTGTTTTAACTGCATTTGTAATTGGAACTCATGGTTCATTAACTCTTTTTTTAACAAAAAGTCATGTTCGTTTTTACTTTTTTCAAGTTCTGCTTTAGCCGTTTCAAATTGTGTATCAGTTTGTACTTTTGCTTGTGCTTTTTGTATTTCCATTTGAGCTGCAGCCGCTTGAGCTTGTTGATTAGCTTGCGCTTGTGCTTGCATATTTTCTTGTTGTATACGTTGATCTTTTTCTTGCTTTTTTCTTCTACGTATTTTTAACAATTGATTTGCTAACTTAATATTTTTAATATCCCTAAGATCAATAGCATCGTCTAAATCTATTATTTTTTGTTGTAAAGCCATTTGAATGTTGTTTTCTAACATCGATCTCTCCTCGTCATCCGGTTGTAATGTTAAAAATATTCCAAAATCATACAGGTGTAATTCACTCATTTCTTTTAGCGTGGCTACATTGTGATTACCTATCGACTGTATAAAAGCTTCTTTTGTTGGTGAATATTCTATTATATCAGATATTCTAAGTGATAAACACTCTGCGACTGAAGAAGTTAAAAACAATCCAGATTGTAGTATATGTCTTGTTGCTGTATTACTATTTGCAGCAGCCATTTTTTGCAGGCCAACTAATGAATCAGGGTCTGGTGTTCCAGAGGTTGCTTCGTTAAGACCGGTTACATCTCTTATCATTTGTAAGTAATAATTATAATTACCTATAAGAGCTTGAAGTTTGTTTCCGCCACTTCCAGATTGTATTTCTTGAATAGGTACTTTACCTGGGTTCATATCACCCTCTTGTGTAAGCGATCTACCAATTACAGAACCAGTTTGGAAAAACATATTTAATGCTTCTTGAGGATTATAGTTAGTTCCATTACCTAAATCTATTTCCGCCAAACCATCGGCGTCAAGATAAACACCATCTGGAATCATACGGGACAATACTTGTTGTATTTTTAAGTGAGTTAACTGTATCATATCAGCAAAACCAGTTACACGTTTTACTAAAGATTCTATTCTACCCTCGTACATCCTAGGCGCTACAATAGAATAATTCATTTTAACTTTAGTGTAATTGCTTTTAGGGCGCATCATGTTTTTAGCCATCTCCCATTTAAGTAATTTTTTAGTACCTAATATGTAAGCGCCTTCATAAAGTGTTTCTATAGACCTTATTAACTTACTAAACTCTCCTTCCATACCTTCTGGCGGATTGAACGTATCATCTTTTTCTAATACTTTTTCTCCACCAGTTGGTCCTTCTTTTAATTTATAAACCTCGTTCATGTAGGTTTTGTAATTAAAATATAATACTTTTATTTTATTTGTATCTTCTTGAATATTGCTGCTATATCTAGCGCCATTATTGTCTCCAGTTTTTATTATCTCTTCAAGATCATCATGTTTAAGGTGTGGAAATTGTTTGGCTAATTCATTTATTGGTATTTCCTTAACTTCACCAACGTAATATATATCGTCAAAATAAGGTGAGTCCGTATGGGAGTAAACTAAATTAGCAGGGTCTACGTAATCTATAACAACGCCCTCAGCTGTATTAAACGTTGTTTTAACAGCGCCAATACCAATAGTTGTTAAATCATAATAAAACCTTCTTCTTATTAACTCATATTTATTTCCTTCAAATAGAACATTTAAAGCTTGTTCTTCTGCTATTTCAACGGCTTGCTTGTAATTGAGCTGCATGTGAAGCTCTAATTCCTCTACTGTATCTGGAAGCTCTTCTTTTGGATCTGACTTAGAAAGATTAAAACCAAACTCCCCTTGTACAAACGCATGAAACTCTTTTAAACGCATGTCGCGCATTATGTTTTCCATGTACTCGGTTCTCTTGCTAACACCATAGGGATCTTGAGAATAAGCTTTTATATCATAAGCTCTTTCAGCCATGCCATTTACAACTATATCAACAAATTTAGGTATAATTGGTACTGGTTTCCAGTCTAAATTTAAATAGGACAAATCACCATTAATAGATAACTCGTCCTTATATTTTTGTATTGACTGCTCGCCTCTTGCGTATAACCTTAACTTATGAAAATCGTTTTTATTAGCTACATATCTGTTTCTTGTATTATCTTTTTTAAACCATTCTTCTTCTATAGCTTTTGCCACTTTAAGACCATACTCATAGCTCATCTTTTCGATATCGCTTACTACTTGACTAGGAAAATAGCTGTTAACGGATTGTGCCATATTTATTTTTTAATTATTGATGTGTTACCACGGTTATTGTAAGTGGCAATACTTATATTTAACTTTTGTTTTTCAACCTTAGGATTTGGAGCGTACAAATGTCTATTGTTTGCCATTATTGCTAAACCACTACTTATTGTTGCATCATGCTTTGTTCTTTTTGTAATATCAAACCTACTCCAATCATTTAATAATTCATTAAAATATAAATCACCAAACGTTCCATCTTGTCTCATTCCCACGTGGTCTTGTATATACATTTCAATAGCTGCTGCATGAGCTTGTTTTATATCTTCACTAGAGTTTGGTATACCACCTACTTCTTTTTCTGCAACAGACAACTTGTTCCAGATTTTATCGGGTCTATTCATACTAAACCCTCTGTATCCTCTACGTCTCAAATAATACAAGAGACGAGGTTTATTGTTCTCTGCAAGTATAGGCATCCCGTAAAATACTAATGCCATTAGAACGTCCTCAAAGAATATTTCAGCCGTAGGTGGTCTTGATAAGTATTCTAAAAAAAAGCTATTCGCAGGAGCGTCCTCCATACTAAACCTGGTTAAGCCGTGTAATGCTCCTTTAGATCCTTCTCCATCTACGGTTCCTGATATATCATAAGAGTCACAACCAAATGCTCCCATGTGTTCATTACCAGGATACTTCACGCCATTTTTAAGTACCACTCTATTCTGTAATTGCTGAGGTGGAACCCAGCTAACTTTAAATCTACCCTTTGGATCTGGGTAAAATATTACTTGTGAATCTTTTACTCCGTTTACCCACTGAAAATTACCTGTTGTAATTCCTAGTGTTCTAGACATTTCTTCGTTATAATCTATCTGTTCGTATATTTTAATAAGATTAAATATACTATTTTTTGTTTCATCTCTAAACGCGTGCTCTGTAGTTCTTGGAAATTGGCGGTAAAATTCATTTAAAGCATCTTGATCGTCTTTTAAACCATCTACTTCGTTTTGCCAATTATCTATTACGCCTACATCTATTAATTCACCGTCTGGGGCAAGCACGTTTGTGTCAGGAGTAGTGAATACTGGAATTCCATGCTCATCAATAAATCCTTCGTAGTTCCATTCCATTGGGATAAACAAAGAGTATAAACCAGATTTTGTCTGACCATTTCTATTTCTTTTAGTGACATCTGATGCATTGTATAGTTTTTTAAAATTATCACCTCCTTTGTCCAAAGCGTTTGACGTTGAACCCATCATACATTTACCTACTATTCTACTACCTAATCTTAAACACGTTTTTGTAACCCGCCAGTTGTTTAATATATTATCTGGCCTTTCCCACTTACCACTCTCATCATGTACTAGTAAGTTAAGTTTTTCACCGTCATAACTATTGTCGCCAGTATTTTTCCAATCAATAGTTGTATCTAACCCCTGTATATCTTCTAACTTTTCGTTAGCTGTAATTTTTTTTCTTGTAAACTTACTGGCTGGCACCCTATATGCTAACTCCGATTTTGGCCTATCCATACCATCTTGAATCGGTTTAAAGAAAAATGGATAGTTTATACTAATAGGTACAACTTTATCAGTAAACATTTTTTTAGCATCAGCACCTGTTTTAGATAGTATTCCATATCTACTATCACTTGCAAGAGTAGCTAAATTAACCGTTTCTGCAGATGACATGAACGAAAACCCTGATCTTCTGTTTTTTAGATAGCACATACCGTAACATCGTTTATCTGCTTTGCAAGCTTCCCAAAATATATAAAACAATCTGTTTGCTTCTCTAAAATCTGGAGCGCCTACATCTATCTTGCTCCATTGTAAATACATATAGTGCGTACCAGTTATCCAAGTTGGCTTGCTATTGTTAGTAAACCAAAACCCCTCGTCTCTTCGTTTAAACTCTTCGTCTATATAGTCAAACCATTGTTCTTTTTGCTCTTCTGGATATGATCTCCAATCAAATATGTTTTTTAACCTACTTAATTCTTTTGGCTGTTCTTGTTTTACCCATTTATTTAACTTGCTTTTATGCACTTGCCGTGGCACTTTTGGCAATGCAATTCGCAAATTTTGTATTTCAAGTATTTCACCAATTTGTCCAGTTTTTGATACAACGACGACATCATGTTCTTTATCATATCCATATTTCCATTTTTTAGATTTATTAAGACGACTAATAGTTGTCTTTTTAATTGGTTCTATTGTTTTAACTAAACTTTGCTCGTACATTACTTAGATCTGCCTTCTGCGAATCCTTTAAAAGCTTTTTTCTCTGTCTTTTCAGGTGTTTTACCCTCAAGCAGGTTTTCTTCCTCTTGGATTCTGTTAAGTATTTCAAACGCGTCAAATATAGCTAGTTTTTTAGTAGCTGCTGCGTTTTTCAGTCTATCAGTCGACACGTCGTCTTCTGTATTAGTAATAATCTTTTCTTCTGCTACTTTGATTAATTCATCAACTGCCTTCCGCCCAGCTTGGATTATATTCTTCTTCGTCTCCTTGATACTCATATTTAATTGTAATAAATTGTGTCATAACTCTATATAGACGCTCTTTGTCTATAATAAACTCATATTCGCTATTAGGTGTAAAACCCACTAGCTCGCCTTTTTTAAAACTACCATCAGAGTGTTTTACAACACCAACTAAAGGCATTTCTGGATTATAACTTAATATACGTTTGTTCAAAAGTGGTTTAACAAAACAATAACCTTTTGGTGTTATCCACTCTTTATTTCTTTTGTATAAGAATATTTGATCGCTATTTACTAAATAAGTTGATTCATTAAAATAACTTCTACTATTCTTTTCTTTAGCGTTAACATCGTGCCAACGTCTAAAAACATTATGGTGCACTATAACTGTATCACCTGGTTTTACATCTGTATCACCAATAATAGGAGTTGATATAACAATAGCTTTTCTATTAACATATTGATGGTTAAATATTTCGGTGTTAAGTATTAACTCTGAATCACCAACCTTTTTTTTATTATTATATCTTTCTCCTTTTGGCGTTACAACAAAGTTGTAAACACTTTTCATTAGTATTCTAAATTATATTCTACAGATACAGCCATGTTTTTATTAAAATCTTTCCATGGCAAAACATTCTTATCTTTTTTAATGTATATAGAATATTTTTCTTTTTCTTCTAAAATATCACAGATCTTGTGACCGCCGTAAACTTCTTGACCAACCGCGTAATGCATCGCATCATTTTTATAATCTTTACCAACACTAATCTTTCTTATCAGCTTTGCCATCTTCTTCGTAGTTTATAGTGCCATCATTAATATTTATATCAAGAGTACCGTACTCTTTTTCAAACTGCTCTTGAACTTTTAAAAGATCATTTTGCTTTTCAACCAAAACATGCATCATACTATGCTTTTTAGCCTCAATAACTCCAATCTCATGGTGTGATAAATTAATATCTTTAACTAAAGCCCTTAGTTTAATTAGTTGGTCATCAGTTATTTTTTCAGGTCGAATATCTTCTATACCTCTAAGTTCTTTAATTTTTTTACTTGTTCCTTTTACTTTTGTTGTTGCCATTTTATTATATTTAAATTAATTATTTACTATTCTGCTCCCGCATAAGATTCCGTTTCAACCGTTGCGTTGTTTACTAATTTTCCACTAACGCTAACGTCTCTTTCGTTGACTGGATTGCCACCACTTAAATTCTCACCCATTCTAGAGTAAAACGTAAGGCCATTATCATTTATTCTATCCGCTGGAGCTCCATCATTATATATTGCTGCCGCATGTATTGCGCTTATTTGGTGATCATACATAGATATTTCATCATAATTTCCCCCTCCATACACGTTTACACTTCTACCAATTCTAAGAGGTTCGGTTCCGTTTTCCACGTTTTCAACACCTGAATAACCTAAATACGTACTCGCGGCAGTACCACCCGCGTATTCAACCCCGTTTACCCAACCTGTTATACCGCTACTATCGTTTTTAGAAAGATCCCATGCTACAATTATATTATACCAAGTACTATGACCTAACGTTACGTTCATGTCAAATCTTAACCTATTATTAGTATCGCTACCAAAATACACTAGAAACCTTGGCTTTGAAGCCGCACTAGTTTGAAAAGCCCATTCAATGCCACTACTACCACTAATGGGTCTTTTAGACATTATTCTTTGACCAGATGTTCCAACACTACCATTAAATCTTACCCACACACTAAATGAAAATCCTGATGCGCTATTTGCGCCTGGTGTAAAACCATCAAAATCGTCAAACTCTACATAATCATCAGCACCATCAAGTCTTATAGAAGCGCCACTATACCAACCTTCCGCGCTATAACCTGATGATGTTAAACTATTACCTAATCCTAACATATTAAAACCAATTAAAAGGATTGAAATTACTCCATTTTACTGTATCAATAAATAATTTAGCATTTTCTCTCCACGTTAAAGATTCTTCGTCATCAATATACCATATTCCACTAGTATCGTTTAATATGCTTAAAACCTCACTATGATTATACTGTGTATATCCATCTAAAAAACTTGGAGTTATATCTCCTGTAAATTTTACAAATGTATATTTTCCGTCTTCACTTATTCTTAATGTTTCAGTAGAAGTTTGTTCTACTAAATTAAAATCAACATTCTCAACCTCACTAATAGGTATTATAACGTATTTTTTTTCTTCAGACATTATAATGAAAATTTACTAGTTAAGTAGTTGTTTAAAGCCGTTATATCTCCACCTGTTAATTTAGTGTCATAAACAGCTATTTCGTATATTATACCATCAAACTGAAAATCACCACCACTATTAGCGGTACCATCATCTCTACAGGCTAAAAATCTAACATCAAAAGTAGAAGCGGTGTTGGGTACGTTTGTTGAAGATGAGGGAGATACAGCTACACCGTTTTTATAAAACGTAAAATTACCACTTGTGTCTTTTTGTATTGTAATTAAAAATTGAGTGTCTTCTTCCCAAGTATTACTACTAAATGTAAACTGAGAGGCTAATGCACTACTAGCTCTATAAGCAACTACCTCTTCACTAAAAAAAGTTATATACGCATTATTACCAGATCCACCAAGTAAAGCATGGTCATCTGCAGCTGTGCCAGCATCTCTTTTAACAACCGCAGCAATTGTAAAATCATTACTACCGCTAAAATCTACATATCCTGTAGATTCAGTCACATTGTAAAAATCTTCCGGATCTGTTACGTCAAAATGAAGACCACCATTAGATACTGATGCTTGTTGATCACCCGTGCCTTGCACTGCGTGCCTTCCGTTACCAGAAGAATCGTTCCACTGACCAACCGCAACATCGGTATTGTTTTTATACCATATTTGCAATCCACTAATTTCAGAGGGTATTATTTCTGAAACACCACCAGGTGTAATTAAACTACTACCTAAACCTAGCATTACTCTCCGTAATAAACAATTACACCGTGCGTATAAGCTGTTTTTAATTGGAACCTAGTCCATCTACCGTATATAGTTATTCCTTTTGGAAATGTAACAGTGTTAGCTAAATCAGCTGAGGTAACAGCATCACCGTCATCGTCCATACCGTTTGCTAAAAACTGAGTACCAGATCCAAAATAAGAAATACCATCATCTACTGTTGCACTACCATCTGCAATATAAGAAGCGTCAGCAACTAAACCAGTAGTTGCTAAAAACTGAACATCTTCTAACATGGTAATAGCAACTATTACTCGCCCAGCTGGTGGATATAACGCTGTTGAGGCTTTTATATGCCCACTACCCATTTGGCCAAAGCCATAGGCTACTTCTGTTGAATTTACTCCCATAATTTATTTTTTTACTTTTTCAAATGATCGGCCACCAAAATAAGCACCGATCACAGTTATTAATACTAATTGAAGCAAATCTACCCAAGTATTTTTAACTTCAAATCTTATTGCACCAGCGTCTATAAATATTAATAGCATGGTGCATACTATCAAAAATATTAAGACTAATGGTCTAACGTTTTTACTTAACCATGAATCTGATTTTAAATCAACTTGCCAACGAGCTGTAATGTTCTTTTCCATTTCCATTTCGTAATTAGCAACTAATTCTTTTATTTTTCTTTCTGCTTCTAATTTTTCCTCCTGCGATGTGTGTAAACTATCTACAACTCCACCTATCCCTTTTACTAAATCAGCAGTTCCACTAGATAATAATCCTCCTAACATTTGCAATTCTTTTTAAGTTTACCACACTTTTTACATTTTTTTTTCATAATTAAAATCCGTTAGCGTCATTTTCCCAAGGTAAGCCTTCGTCACCAGCCTCGACCCATTCACCCATATAGCGTATCATATCTTTACCATTAATATTAGCCCTTGGGTATTCTTCTCCGTTATATATTATTTTATTATCTCCGTATGCTAACTTACCAATTTTCATATCGGTAGCATGTCTCATTTCGTGCATTACTATTTTTCTAGCCATTAAACTATTTGGATCAATATTATCATTTAAGTATATATTTCCATCATTATTAGCTTCTGCGCCAACACCATCTGGCATTGGTTTTAAAACAACTGGATTACCAGGTACAGATAAGTCATCTTCATTTTCAACGTTGTTGAATTTGAATTTAGTTTTAATTTCTCCGTTTACAGCATATGGTCGTCTACCTGTTCCTAGTTTAAATGCCATTATCTTTCTTTATCTTTAATCATATCATCTATAGCTTTGTTGTAAACTTTATCTGTGTATGATTTATTCTTGTAAAATACACTTCGCTCTGAAGTGGGTAAGTCTTCCTCACCTAATAGAATACGGTATATCCTACTTATCATTTGAGAACATTTCCACGAGGTTTTAAATATGCTATACATTATAGTAGTTCTATTTCTGTGTCGCCAAGTATCTATCCAACCTTCTCGTTTTAATCTCTCCCATCTTGCTTTATCCCATGAGTATGTGTAAACTCCGTTGATAAAATCGTTTCGTGTTTGCCTGACGTAATGGCCAGTGTCATTTCATCTACATCAATTCTACCACCCGAGCTAGTTATAGCTGCAGAAGTATCAATTCCTGGTGTAAGCTTATTGTGTCCAAAAGCCATTACTAATGTAGCAGGAGAAGCATCTTCAATGTGGAATCCTTTAAATAGGCTTAATGGTGGACAGTGGAAATCATCTTTCGCATCAAAAGCTCCATCCGCTTGTTCCATGAAATAACAAAATTTGTCTGTTGGTCTCATTTTTAAAAGTTTTTAAATGTTAATAAATAATTTCTAAGCTGGTTCTGTTTGTGTGATACTTTGAACACTAGTAATATCACCTGTAGCGTATTTACTATTCATATCGTCTGCAATCACACAAAAACCAGTTGATGTTGGTCCATCTGCATTAATAGCCTGTATAATAGCAGCCATAACTTCTTTATGCTTATTCGTGCCAATATTAAGTAATATTCTATCATAAGGATTTGCATCATTAGTTGTATCTAAACCATTCATTCTTTGTGGTTCAAAATACAAATAAATCTGTGTAGTACCACTAGAAGTTTCCATATTAAAACCTCTAAAAGCGCTAACTGGAGCGGCGTATAGGTTCAACCCTTCGTTAAACACACCGTCACCGTCTGGATCAGCAGCAAAGTACATAACTTTGTACTTAGCAGCATCTAAAATTTGTCCCATAGTTTTTGTTTTTGTTAATTAATAATTTGTTTTTGTTTTGAGGTTTAAAGTTTTGGGTTTCTGGTTTAGGCTTAATCTACTAGAACAACGTCACCATCACGAATAACTCTGTAAAGAGTATCTTTCCATGATATGTCGTGTCCAGCAT